CCGGTAGCCTCCCGCTGCGGCCGGACCACATGAAGCGGCCGGTTATCTCGGCCAGCGGCGGGCTGCTCTACACCTACCGCCTGCCGGACGGTGACGAGGTGATGCTGCCACAGACGAGCGTGCTGCACCTGCGCGGGCTGAGCTGTGACGGCATCTGGGGCTACTCGCCGATCACCTTGCAGCGCGAGGCGCTCGGGCTGGCCTCGACTGCCGAAGAATTCCAGGGGCGATTCTTCGCCAACTCAGCCCAGCCGAGCGGCATCCTGACGACCGAGGGCACGATCACGCCCGAGGGCGCCACCCGCCTGAAAAGCGAGTGGCAGGCGAAGAACGCCGGGCTCGCCAACGCCCACCGGGTCGCCGTGCTCGAGCAGGGCTTGAAGTGGCAGCAGATCGGTATGCCGCTCCAGGATGCCCAGTTCCTCGAGTTACGGAAGTACCAGCGCTCGGAGATCGCGGGCTGGTACCTGGTGCCGCCGCACAAGATCGGCGACCTGGAGCGGGCGACGTTCACGAATATCGAGCAGCAGAGCATCTCGTTCGTGGTCGACACGCTGCGGGCCTGGCTGGTGCGGATCGAGCAGCAGGCGAACCGCGACCTGCTGACGGAGGCCGAGCGGCGGTCGTTCTTCACCGAGTTCAGCGTTGACGCGCTACTGCGCGGGGACTCGGCGGCGCGGGGGGCGTTCTACCAGGCGCTGTTCCAGGTCGGCGCCCTGTCACCGAATCAGGCGCTGGCCTTCGAGAACATGAACCCGGTGCCGGGCGGCGATGAGCGGTTCGTGCCGATGAACATGGTCCCGCTGAGCATGGCCCAGAAGCTCGCCGAGAAACAGGCCGCACCTGTCCCAGCGCCGCCGGCCCAGACGCCGCCGGCAGCACAGGAGGCAAGTCATGAGGACGAAGAAGTAGAATCGCGTTCCCTCCGCGGCCGGCTGCGGCTGCGCGAGACGTTCCGCCCGCTGTTCAAGCATCTCGGTGAGCAGCTCGTGGAGGCCGAGGCCGCGGCGATCCGCAAGGATGGCATCGACCGCCTGAATCAGCGCACCGCCGAGGCTTTCGTGGCCTGGCTCCAGCGGTACCACGCCGACGAGTTGGGCCCGCTAGCCGAGAAGCTGAGCCTGCCGCTGCTGCACGCCTACGCGGCGGCGGTGACGCGCGAAGTCGCCGGCGAACTGGGTGTCCCGAACCTGGAGCCCGACGCGGCCTATGCCGAGCTGGTGGCGGCCGGGTTCCGGGAGACCTACCTCGGCAAGTCGCTGGCGACGCTGCGGCGGACGATCCACGAGGCGCAGCGGGCCGGGACGGACCCGGCCGAGGCGCTGACGGAGGCCATCACCCACTGGCGGGACGTGCGGCCGGGAGCGATCGCAGACGGCGAGACGGTGCGGGCGGGCGAGTCGTTCGCGGTGAGCGCCTACCGGCAGGGCGGGGTGGTCAAGCTGAAATGGGCCTCGCGCGGCGCGAAAGATTGCCCGTACTGCTCCCATATGGTCGGCAAGACGGTGAACACGGGCGACCACTTCCTCGACAAGGGCGGGCAGATCGACGTGGAGGGCCAGAAGTACCCGCTGCGGACGAAACGGGGCGTCAAGGCGCCGCCACTTCACCGTGGTTGTAATTGCCAGGCTGTCCCGGCGTGACCGCCACCACCGCCGCTATGGAGATCAGGTGTGCGCACTGCGGCCTGCTCATCATCGAGCGGGCGGGCCAGCCGTGGAAGTACACCTGCCGCCGCTGCAAGGGCGGGCAGTCGAGCACCGGCTACTCGAAGCCGCCTGAGCTGTCGAAGTACGACGGCTGGCGGCGGGCGGGGTAGGAGTGAACGGGCGGGGCCCGCCGCGGGGAACTCGCGGCACGCGGCGGGCGCGGATACGGCCGGGATGAGCAAACGAAAGGCCCCGGACCCCGCCTGCCGCGAACATCTTGACAACTGCGCCGGAATGGCGTAGGCTTGCAACAGACGCCTGCATGCCCCGTGTGGCTGATGAAAGCCCACGGGGTTTTGTTTTGCCCGAAAAGACGGAACGCCGCACCTTCGAGATTGAAGAGCTGCGGGTTGATCAGAGCGGCGAGGACGACGCGCCGCGGATCACCGGCTACGCCAGCGTCTTCGACAAGCCGAGCCTGCCGATTATGGGCATGTTCCGCGAGACCATCGCGCCGGGCGCGTTCGGCAAAGTGCTCAAGGGCAGCCCCGACGTGCGGGCGCTCTTCAACCACTCGGCCGACTACGTGCTCGGCCGCACCAAGGCCGGCACCCTGAGCCTGGCGCAGGATGATCGCGGCCTGGCCGTGGACATCAGCCCGCCGGACACCACCTGGTCACGGGACCTGCTGACCAGCATGGGCCGTGGGGACATCTCCGGCATGAGCTTCGGCTTCACCGTCTCAAAAGATGAGTGGAGCGCGGACGGCAAGCAGCGGACGATCCGGGAGATTGGCTCCCTGCTCGATGTGAGCGTGGTGACCTATCCCGCGTATCCGCAGACCAGCGCGCAGGCCCGCGCGCTCGCTGAAGCTGGCATCGACTGGGAGCTTCTGGAGGCCGTCGCCGAGCGCCGCCGCGCCGGGGACTTGTCGCCGGAGGATTCCGAGCAGGTGCGGTCGGCCATCGCCGCGCTGGGCGGCTGGCTGCCCGAGGAGCCGACGACGGAGCTGGAGCCGCCGCTCCCCGCCGAGTCGGAGGACTGGAAACCCGCCCTGGCGCTCCGGCGCCTCAGACTGGAGCTGATGCAGCTCCGGGGGTAACCCGACAACCGAACCGGCGACGTGCCCCGCGTGGCCATGCCAAACGCAAGGAGAGCATGGGTATGGCCACGAGCGTGGACCTGCGCGCAGAGCGAGCGAAGCTCTGGGAGCGCGCGAAAGAGATCCTCGACGGCGCGGAGGCCGAGAACCGCGGCCTGATCGCCGATGAGGAGACCAACTGGGCGAAGACGCACGAGGACATCCGGGCGCTGGACAAGCGCATCGAGAACCTCGAGCTTCAGGAGCGCACCGCCGCCCGCGACAGCGAGGTGCGGACCGTCGCGCGGCCCGGTACCGCCGAGATCGCCGCGGCCGGCGAGCAGCCTGCCGAAGGGCGGAAGGCGGCGCAGTCCGAGGCGTTCCGGAGTTGGCTGCTGTACGGCATGGGCGGCCTGACGCAGGAGCAGCGGGCGGTGATGCTCAGCCGCAAGGCCGATGTCTCTGAGGCCGAGGTCCGCGCCCTGTCTGTCGGTGTGGACACCGCCGGCGGCTACACCGTGCCCGAGGGCATGATGCAGCAGATGGAGCAGGCCGAGCTGGCGTTCGGCGGGATGCGCGAGTCAAACGCCCACATCATCACCACCAACGGCGGGCAGGACATCCCCTGGCCGACCACCAACGACACCGGCAACAAGGGCCGGATCATCGGCGAGAACACGACCCTTACCCAGACCGACCCGACCGTCGGCCAGAAGGTGCTGCGGGCCTACATGTACTCGTCCGACCTGGTGCTGGTGCCGTTCACCCTGCTCCAGGACTCGGCCATCGACGTCGAGGCGTGGCTGGCCAACATCCTGGCCGAGCGCATCGGGCGCATCACCAACGAGCACTTCACCACGGGTTCCGGCGCCGACCGCCCGAGCGGCGTGGTACTGGACGCCACCAGCGGCGTGACCGCCGTGAGCGCCACCGAGGTGACCGCCGATGAGTTCCTGATCGACCTGCCGCACTCGGTGAACCGGGCATACCGCACCTCGCGGGCGCGCTACATGTTCAACGACACCACGGCGAAGGAAGTCCGGAAGCTCAAGGACGGCGACGGCAAGTACCTCTGGCAGCCCGGCATGCAGACCGGACAGCCGAACGTCATCGGCGACTACGGATACGTCGTGAACGACGACATGCCAGACACCGCCACCGGTCAGAAGGCAATCCTGTTCGGCGACTTCTATCACTACAAGATCCGCGACGTGCAGGGGGTGACCATGTTCACCCTGCGGGAGCGGTTTGCGGACTCGCTCCAGGTGGGCGTGTTCGCCATCGCGCGGCACGACGGCAAGTACGTCAACGCGGGCGGCAACCCGATCAAAGCCATCACGATGGCCTAGGCCCGAAGGGAGCAAGGAGACAGCATCATGGCACAGCCGTTCAACTTCGGGCGTCGGAACGCCCTGCTGGGGGTGGTGGCTCACGTCACCGCCACCGGCACCACCGCGGTCAGCTCGCCGGTCTACGACCTCCAGGGGTACGCCGGCGTCGCCTGCCTGATGTCCGTGGCGGTCACGGCCACCGGCAGCCGCCTGTTCGCCCGCGGCGGCTCGGCCTCGGGCTCGCTGGGCGCGATTCAGGGGTCGTGGACCACGGGCGAGAGCACCAACCTGCTGCTCGAGATGCGCCAGCCGCAGAACTGCCGGTTCGTCGACTTCGTCTGGCAGGCGTCCGTCTCGGGCCAGACCCGGCCGATGTACATCTTCGGCCTCGGCGGCGAGGACCTGCCGGTCACCCACAGCACCGGCCTGTCCTACCGCTTCGTCAACCAGCCGGTCACCGGCACCGCCTCCGGCTAACCCGAGCTTCGCGCGGAGCAATCCGCCTTTCGTCCCGATTGGGTAGGCCCCGCGGCCGGTCGCCATACCGGCCGCGGGGCTGCAACCAACGGAAGGAGTGGACATGGCAGCACCCTACGGCCCCCCGGTCTACCGCACGCAGGGCGCGACCGCCCTGGTGGTCGACGCCGGCGGCACCCTGGATATCACCAGCGGCAAAGTCAACCTGCCCGGCAACCTGCGCAAGGGCTTCATCCCGCTTGACATGTTCTCGGCCCGCATCCTGAGCTCGGGCGAGAACTTCATCGGCGCGAACTTCAGCGCCACCGGCGTCTCGCTGGGCGCGTCCATCGGCGGCCTGCTGCACTCCGGCTCGGTGCCGGCGCTGGTGATGAACTCCACGCTTCAGCAGGCCGCGATGATCTCGTGGGCCTCGGGCCAGACGCAGGCGCTGGCCTTCCCGCCGGTCCCGATCCCGCCCGACTTCAGCTCGGCCGGCGGCCTGGTCATCAACGCTTTTGCCGAGCGCGCGTCTGACAACTCGTCGGACAACGTCATCGACATGCGCTTCTGGAACTCGACCAACGCCACCGAGATGGGGACCACCGGCGCGACCATCTCGACCACGCCGGGTCGCATCAGCGTCACGGTCAGCTCGGCCGAGTCCGGCCGGTACCCCGGCGTCTGGAACATCCAGTTCGTGCCCGGCACCCACACCAACAACGCGGTGCGGATCTTCGCTGCGCACCTCGAATACACCCGCGCGTCGAGCTAGCCCCGATGGCGAAAGGAGTGCCCCGAATCGTGGCCAAGTCACCTCGCCCCGACACGCCGAGCGTGCCCCAACCCGGCGCCTACGTCCGCCCGGACAAGCCCAGGACCCCGCGAGTCGCGCTCGTGGGGTTCTGCGCCAATACCCGGCATCTGGTGCCCTACAACGACCCCGAGCTGACCGTCTACGGACTGAACAAAGGCTACGTGTTCCAGCCCCGTGCCGATGTCTGGTTTGAGACCCACGGCCCGAAGGTCTACCAGTGGCAGATCCGCCGCCCCGACCGGCACATGCAGTGGCTCAAGGCATTCGCCGGGCCGATCTACATGCACCAGGCCGACCCGGAGCTGCCGAACTCGCTGGCCTACCCGCTGGCGGAGGTCGCGGCCGACGTCATGCCGGCAACGGTCTACCGCTGGAAGATGCTCGGCGGGGCCGGGACGGCGGGGCTGGTTAACGAGAAGGGTGAGCGGATTCTCGAGGCCCAGCGGGACAACCCGTATCTGACCAGCACCATCGCGTTGCAGATCGCGCTGGCGATCTATGAGCGGTTCGAGCAGATCGAGCTGTACGGCATCGACCTCAACACCGGCGGCGAATATGCCTGGCAGAAGCCGGGCGTCGAGTACCTGCTCGGCATCGCCGCCCAGCGCGGCATGACGGTGGTGATCCCGGATGACGCGGCCTTGCTCAAGGGCAAGATTTACGGCCGCGGGTTCATGAAGCCCGAAGGGGAGGCGATCACGAAGACGCAGTACGAGACCAGGCTGGCCGAGGTTCGCCAGAAGCGCGAGGCCGTGGCTCAGCGGTTCCACCAGCTTCACGGCGCCAAGACCGAGTTGCAGTACGTGATGGACCAGATGCCGCCGGGCCTGAACCATGAGCACCTGGCCGACCGCTCGAAGCAGCTTCAGGCGGCGCTCGACCAGTGCCAGTCCGAGGCCAACCAGCTCGTCGGCTCGGAGAAGGAAATCATGTACTGGGTGGCGATGACGCCGGAAGGACAGCCCGGCGACCAGGCGCTCAAGCAGCTCGCGGCGCCGTCATCGTCGAACGGCGCCGCTGAGAAGCACGACATCCTGGCCAGCGAAGAGCTGGTCGCGGCGTAGGAGAGGAGAGCCCAGGTGTCTCATATCACGAGATTCAGACTGGCAGTAACCTGCACGGCGTCCAATGCGACGGTGTCGCAGTACGTCGAGGGCGGGTTCCTACACGCCTGGGCCTTCACCCCCGCCACCGCTAGCGCGTTCGCCACCGGCGCAACCTGCAGCATTGATTTCTGCTCGGACATCACCTCGGGCGGGACGCAGTTCGCGACGCACAACGGGATTGTGTTCACCAACACCTCGGCGGTCTTCGTCGGCTACCCGCGGATCAAGCCGCAGACCACGGCGGGCGCGACGGCCGCCGATCTGACCAACGGCCAGCGCATCCCGCTGGCGCGGGAGTTCATACGTGTGCAGGTGGCCAGCGGCGGGGCGAGCGGGGTCGGGATCTTCGACTTCTGGATCGAGGGCCGCTAGGTGACCGTCACCATTCGCCACTGGGGCGGCCAGACCGAGGACGTTCCCGACGACGTCGCCCGGCGACTCATCGCCGGGTATCCGGGCTACGTGGTCGCGCTCGGCCCGCTCGCGCCGGCCGAGTGCGCCGCCATCGAACCCTCCGAGACGGCCATGCTGCGCGGGCCGCGCAAGCGCAAGGGCGGCGGGAAGATGCCGAAGAAGCCGAAGGGCGGCAAGGGGTACTAGATGGCCAGCACCGCCGTCGTCCTGAGCAGCGGGCCGCGTATCCGCACCGATGAGCTGACCAGCGCGGCGGGCGTGAGCAATCACGTCCAGTTCGTCAAGCTCATGGCGCCAACCGCCGGGACGACCGCGCCCATCACGACCGCGAATCCGCTGGCCGTCTATCTCCAGGGCAGCACCGCCACCGTCACCGTGCAGGGCAACGCCTCGGTGGCGCTGACCAGCGCGGGCGTGGGCGGCTCGACGGCGAATCCGCTGATCGTCGGCACCGCGCCCATCGTCAACCAGTTGATGAACAGCACCACGCCGCTGACGCCGCAGTTCTCGAGCATCAACGTCACGGTGACCGGCATCGTGCAGATTGTCGCGTCCGGGGTCGGCGCCGTCCTAGTGCATTCGGTCGAGCTTGGCTGCGGCACGTCCTGCAACATCCAGTGGGTCGAGGGGGCGTCGAACTCGGCCTCGAACCTGACCGGGCTCCGCCCGCTGCCGGCGAACGGGAACTACGTCTTGCCGTTCAGCCCGGTTGGCTGGTTCAAGACGGCGAGCGGGAACCGGCTGAATCTGAGCGTGCAGGGCGCGACCGGGCCAGTTGCCGGCTCGCTGGTCTATTCGAGGCCGGCAAGCTGATGCGCCGTACCCTGGCCGCCCTGCTGCTGCTGCTGGCCTTCCTGCCCCCACAGGCGCAGGCTCAGGTGCCAGCCTGCACGCTGACCATCGGCTTCAGCCAGACCCGCAACTGGTGGTATGGCGGCGACCTGGTCCACGGCTACGTCTACGCCATGCCCCGCGGCTCCCAGGAGTTGCTCTGGCAGGGTGGCGGCGCCATCGACCTCTGGGCCGACCCGAGTTATGTGGGCTGGACGGCGCCGATCGAGCGGCCCTGCGCCACGAACCCGACGCAGCCCGATCGGGTGCTGCTGACCATCTCGGCCGAGCGGTACGAGAGCGACCCTGCCTGGTGGCAGCCGCAGATCGCCGGCGCCATCGCCCAGGTTCGGGCGCACTACCCGAGCGCCTCCGAGATCGTGCTCCAGAGCGTCGTAGGCGGCCCTGGCGGGGCTTCGTGCAGCTACGGCGGCTCCCAGGTGCGGGCGACCTACAACCAGGCGGCCATTGTGCAGGCGATTGACGGCCTGGTCGGCGGGGACGTGACGGCCGGGATGGTGCCGAGCGTGCTCCAGTGCGCCGACTTTGCCGACAGCATCGGTCATCTGGTCAAGGGCACCCGCGACGCCACGGGCCAGCGGATCGCAGCCTACTACCTGGGCGCCCCTCAGCCGACCCCCACGCCAACCGCGACCCCCACGCCGACGCCCGGGTGCAACTAATGCAGCCCTACCCGAGCATCATCGTCCCGCGGCGCCCGCCGCTCTGGGGCCCGACCGACGTTCCGCCGCTCTGGCTGCCGACGCGGGAGATCATCATCCCGCGCGAGTCGGCGGCAGCCTACGTCACCAACTCGGGCAACACCAGCGCGCCGACGTCGCAGAACCCGACCGTTACCAGCGGCGTCAACCCGACCTCGGCCAACTTCCTCATCACCGTGCTGACAATGAACAGCGCCAACACGATCAGTTCCGTCCCGACCGACACCTTTAGCAACACCTACCAGGCTGGCCCGACCGCGACGAACGGCAACCTCAAGGCATTCCTCTACTACGCCGAGAACATCACCGGCGGCGGCGCCAATACCGTCACCTGGCACCTGTCGGCCAGCACGACGGTCACGGTCTTCTACCTCGAGTACAGCGGCATCGCCACCTCGGGCTCGCTCGACCAGGTCTCGACCGGCAGCGGCTCCGGCACATCTCCGAGCAGCGGCGCCACCCCGACCACGACCCAGGCCGATGAGCTGCTGTTCGGGTTCTGCAACGCCGGCGGCGCCGTCACCTACACCGCCGGGGCCAGCTTCACGCTGCGGCAGACCGGCACCCGCGCCGGCACGGAGGAGCAGATCGTCGCCGCGACCGGCGCCTACACCGCGACCTTCACCATCGGCACGAACACCTGGGCCTGCGGGATTGCCACCTTCAAGGCGGCCGGCGCCGCGGCCGCCACCACCACGAATCGCAGGCTTCTGATGGGGGCGGGGATTTAGATGCCGGGCACGACATTCGTCGGGATCACCGAAGCGACCGGGGCCAACATCAACCAGCGGCTCGGCGCCCACGCCGTCGACATCGGCGGGACGACCGTGCTGCGGGAAGAGACCGTCTGGGCCGGCACATCGTCGGGCCAGGTGGCGCAGTTCGCCAGCGTCGACATGGCGTCGAACACGATGGCCCCGGCCGTCCGCCTGGTGCCGAGCACCATCCAGATTGGCGCCGTGCAACTGCTCGGCAACGCGAGCGTCCAGGGCAACGTCTCCGCCGCGGTGGCGGGGAACGTCACCGCCGTCGCCGCCAACAGCAGCGGTGTTATCACGACCGCGAATCCCCTGGCGGTGTACCTCCAGGGCAGCACGGGCGACGTCGCGGTCCACGGCAACGTCTCGGCGGCGATCAGTGGCAACACTACCGCCGTGGTGGCCAACAGCTCCGGCCTGGTGACCACGGCCAACCCCCTCGCTGTCTATCTCCAGGGGTCGACGGCCACGGTCACGGTGCAGGGGAACGTGTCGGCCGCGGTCGCCGGCAACGTGACCGCCATCCTGACGACCGCCAGCTTGATCCGCGTCGATCTGAGCACCGGCAGCCCGGCCTACGTCGCCTTCAACGGGGTGACGGCCAGCGGCGGCCTGGTGATGATGGGGCTGGACGGCACCGCCACCAACAGCACCGCTCGCCCGCTCCAGATCAACGCCTCGGGCGAGCTGAAGGTCACCGGCAGCCTGTCGGCCAACCCGGTCGGCAACGTCGCGATCAACACGACCATCGGCACCACGATGCTGCTGGTTGGCGGGGCCGACGCGAACACCAGCAACGGCACCGCCCGCCCGCTGAACGTCAACGCCTCGCGGGAGCTAGTCATCACCGGCGCGGTCACCGTCGCCGGGAATGCCAGCGTCCAGGGGAACGTCTCGGCGGTCATCTCCGGCAACGCGACCGCCGTGCTGTCGAACACCAGCGGCAACATCACCACCGGCAACCCGCTGGCGGTGTACCTCCAGGGGTCGACCGCGACGGTGACCGTCCAGGGCAACGTCACCGCCATCCAGACAACTGCCAGCATCGTCCGCGTCGAGGTCGGGTCGAGTGGCTTCCCGGTCTCGGGCAACGTGACCGCGATCATCACCACCGGCAGCAAGATCGTGGTCGAGGGCGGGCCGCTCAGCGTCGGCCTGATGATGAATCAGGTCTATCAGGGCACCACGGTCCTGACGCCCCAGTACGCGGGGGTGACCGTCTCGGCTAGTGGCACCGTCGCTATCGTGACGTCGGTCACGGGGCGGATCGTGGTGCTGTCGTTGGTGCTGACGAACATGACCAGCGGCACGGTGCAGTTCCTGGCCGGGACCACGGCACTCTGTGGGCCGATGCCGATCGACGCCCGCTCGGGCTTCGTCCTGCCGTACAACCCGCTCGGCTGGTTCCGCACCGCCACCGGCGACGCGCTGAACATCGCGCTGGCCAGCAGCACGGGCCCCTGCGGCGGCTTCCTGACCTATGTTACGCCGAGTACCTAACCGATGCCGCTCGCCGCGATCCTGCTACCGACTGGCCTGGTCGGGATTTTCTCGACCTCAACCGGCGTGCCCTTGCCGGTCTGGGGCGTCTACGAGATCACGCTCATGACGGTGGATGCTGACTATCGGACGGTGCTGGACTGATGGCGGTCGTGTCCTACGCGGCGCAATGTACCGGCGTCAACGGGGAATACCTGAGCCGGGCCGACAATGCCAGCTTGAGCATCGGCGATCTTGCGTTCTGGCTCACTATCTGGGCTTTCATGGACTCCAAGGCCAATCTGGCCAACGCGCTCATCACGAAGTACGACGGCAGCTCAGCGAATGCCGAATACGAGTTCATTCACCGGGGGCCGGGTGGTGGCGCCAATCGGTTTAGTTGGCGCGTCGCCTCGGCGGCCGGGAGTGGCCGCGCGACCCTGAACGATGCGCTGGCCGGCGTCGTGGCGCTGCAAACCTGGAACCACCTGTTCGTCTGGTACGACCCGGTGGCCGCGGTCATCGGGATGATCGTCAACGGCGGCGCGGCGCAGACGACGGCCCACACCGGCGGCGCGTTCGACGGCACGGGCGAGTTCGAGATCGGGCAGGAACGTGGCCAACCGCTGGCCTGGGACGGACGGCTGGCCTTTGCGGCGCTCGGGAAGAGCCCGCCCGGCGGGTTTGCGACGACCCCGGCCACGACGATCGCGGGCACGCTTTGCAACAACGGCCACGGGCTCGACCTGAGTGTCATCGACTCCGCCACCCGGACCGCCTGGGGCGGCGTGAGCGCCTGGCGACTGCAAGAAGCAAGCGGTAGCCGGGCCGACATCTGGGGTTCCAACACGCTCACCGACAACAACACCGTCACGCAGGCCGCCGGCCCACTCACTGACTATCAGCCGATCAAGGGTCAGTACGCCACCGGCCTGACCGTAGCCCAGCCCTACCGGACGGAGATGCGCGAGTAATGGCGATCAAGAGCTACGTTCTCGGCCAGGTTGCCCGCGCCCGGCTGACCGTCACCAGCAGCACCGCCTCGACCGTCGGCGTTGACCCGGACGCGCTGAGCTTCTCCGTCCGCGAGCCCGACGGCTCGACCTACAGCTACGCCTACTCCGCCACCAGCACCAGCGTGCTGAAGGTCGGCACCGGCGTCTACGACGGCCTCTGGCCCACCGCGAAGGAGGGGCTACATACCTTCGGCTGGTCGGGCTCCGGCACGAACCAGGGCGCGGACGAAGGGGCGTTCTTCGTGAAGAAACGGCGCTGGGACTGAGATGCCGAGCAACAGCACCATCACCTACGCGATCGCCGAGGAGCTGAAGCAGGAGCTTGGCATCCCGACGTCCAACGAGTCGGAAGACATCAGCATCGAGCTAGCGCTCGAATCCGTCTCGCGCAGCGTCGAGGACTACACCCACCGCCGCTTTCACACGGGTATTGCCACCAGCACCGCCTACCTCGGCGCGCTGGAAACCCGCTACTACACCGCCGAGTGCGCCAGCCACCTGCGCGTTGACGACCTGCTGCAACTGGCCGCCCTGCGGACCGACAACAACGGCAACAGCTCCTATGACACCACCCACTCGACAGCGCTGGTCTACCTCACGCCGTTCAACGCCGCGCTCGACGATCAGCCCTACACCGACCTGATCCTGCGCCGCAACGCCAGCGCGTGCTTCCCGGTCGCGGTCCCGCGCGGCGTGCAAATCACGGGGGTCTTCGGCTTCTGTCCGACCACGGCGGTACTGCCGGTCATCAAGAAGGCGACGCTGCTCCAGGCGGCGATGGACTTCCGCGCGAAGGACTCGCCAATGGGCGCGGTGGGTGGGAGAGACTTCACGATGACGATGCAGCAGTCGTATATCAGCGGCGGCCTGCACCCCTTTGTGCGTCGGATGTTGGACCCCTACCGCATCAGGGTGGTGGCGTAGATGGCGTGTAGAGCCGCTATCGAGTTCGGGCCGAAGCTGTGCGAGATTCTCGGCGTCGACCCCCTGGTGACGCGCAGCATCCGCATTGATGTCGATCCAGCCAGCGTGACCGTTGCCGTAGTCCAGTACTACGTCTCTCCGGATCAGTTCCGCGAGATCACGCGGCTGATGGAACTGGCCGACTGGCGGGAGAAACCCTGATGGCCGGCGCGGCGTTCAGCGTCAAGGTCGAGGGGGCGGATCGGCTGGTGGCGAAGCTCGACGGCGACCGGCTGCACCGCCCGGTACTCAAGCGGGCGACGCTCAACATGGCGAAGAAGGTCGAGGGCGTCGTCAAGCGAGCGGCACCGCACCAGACCGGGCACCTCGTCGGCAGCGTGCAGTCGAAGCCGCTCGGCGCGATGAGCGCGAAGGTGGTGGTCACGGCGCGGGCCTACAAGCGCGGCCGGCCGGCGAACTACCGCTACCCCAAGCGGCTGAACTATGACCCGACGCTGCGCACCTTCGGCTGGCTGGATCGGGTCAAGCCGCAGGCGGAGGCGGCGGCGCGGGCCGAGCTCAACGCGATCGCGCGGGAGATCGAGCGAGTATGGCGAGCACGGTAAGGACCATCCGCCGCGGGCTGAAGGCGGCGCTCGGGGCGGTCGACGGCCTGGCGGTGTACGAAGACTGGCCGAACAACATCCAGGCGCCGTGCGCGATCCCGGAGCTGGTTGGCACGGAGCACGATCAGACGCTCGGCAGCAACAGCACCCACGACCTGGCGATCTACCGCTTCGAGGCGGTCCTGGCGGTCAGCCTGGCCGGCGGGTTGTCGAACGCGCAGGAGCAGATGGACGAGTACCTGAGCGGCACCGGCGGCAAGTCCGTGCGGGCCGCGCTGGCGGCAGACCGCACGCTCGGCGGGGCGTGTCACTCGCTGTTCTTCGGGCCGTGGAACCGGCCCGGCGATGAAGAGATCAGCGGCCAGGGCTACTACGTGCAGCGGCTGCCCGTGGAAGTCTGGAGCACTTAGGGAGCATGCGATGGCGACACGATTCCGAGCGACTCGGCCGCTCTACCGATCACTCAAGAAGGGGGGCAAGGGCATGAAGATCCCGCTCTGGGACACCGGGCACATCTGCCAGGGCCTTGCCCCCCGCACCGCCAAGCTCCTGCTCGAGAAGGGCTGGGTCGAGGCGGTCGAGGACGTAAAGAAGGAGGCCGAGGATGGCGCTTAAGAGTGGCCCCGACGCCTTCCTGTACGTCGGCGGCTACAACATCACCGGCGACCTCACTGAGTTCAAGGACCACCTCGAAGCCAAGACGGAGGAGGTCACGGTCCTGAATTCGTCCTACCAACTCAACGCGCCGGTCGGGACAAAAATGGCGAAGCTAGAGTTGGCAGGTTTCTACAACGACGCCGCGCTGGCGGGCGTGGCGGCACTGGCCAACACTCAGGTCGGCACGGTCCGGGTGGCGGTCTACGGCGTGGAAGGGACGGCCACGGGCAAGCGGTTCGTCGGCTGGTCCGGCGCGCTGACGGCCCACTTCGAGCGGATCGTCGCCCGCGACGCGATCAGCAAGATTACGGCGCGGTTCGAGAACAACGGCATCGTCGAGCCGGGCGTGGTGCTGCGGCCACTGGCGGCAGCGACGGCGACCGGGTTCGGCGTGGGCAACGCGGCCTCGGCAAGCGGCCCAGCCATTGACTTCGGCACGAGCAACGTCAGCGGGGCGGCGGCCTACCTGATGATGACCCACTCGTCGGGCGCGACGTCGTCCGGGGTGTCGGTCGAGATCATGCACTCGGTCGATCACGAGACCTGGGCCAGCTACGGCGGGTTCAGCAACGTGACCGCAACTGGGCCAAACAGCTCGTGGGCGCAGCGGATCAACTCGACCGCGCCCATCCAGCGCTACGTCACGGAGCGGCATCGGGACGCCGCCGGGTCGTCCTTCAGCTCGGCCGTGTTCTTCGTGGGGCTCGCCCCGCACTAGTCGGAATCCGCCAGTCGCCGTGCCCCGCGTGGCCAGCCGACCCACATCAGGGAGGTTGCCATGCCGTTGTACGGCTCGCACCAGAACCGCGCTTCGATTACCAGCGTGTCGACTACCGGCACCTGGAACGATATCTCTTCGCTCGTCGACGAAATATCTGGCGTGAAGAAAGAGGCGCTGCTGGCGCTCACGCACGGGTTCTCGGCGAGTTACGAGCAGTCGTCGCCGGTGGGCGTCTTCAAGATCGACCCCGTGACCATCAGCGGCTTCTATAACGACGTGGCGGCGACCGGCCCGCACGCCCTGCTGGGCGACGCCAACGTCGGCACGGAGCGCGTGCTGAAGATCTATGTGTCTTCGGCCGAGTCGGTCAAGTTCGATGTGATCGTGCAGAGCTACGAGCGCATGCCCAAGCGCAACGAGCTGACGCGGTTTACGTCGGTCTTGCAGCCAACGGGCCCGATGGTCACCTCGACCTGAGTTCATCGCGCAGTCATCTTCGGGGCTGCGCCGGGGAATCCGGCGCGGCTCTGCCATCTCTGGAGGCTTTGTGGCACTGACAGGCAAGACGACCCCGCGGCAGGTCGCGATCCCGCACGAGCAGGGGCAGTGGATGAGCTTCCGGCGACTGCCGTGGCCGGTCCTGCTGGCGGCTGAGCAGAAGCGGACGGCGGCTGCGATCAAGAACGTCGCCGAGCTCGGCAGCGAGGTCCGCGAGATGTTCCAGTCGGCCACACCGCGCGCGGCCGCGCCGGAGCTGAAGGAGAAGGACCCGGCCGACACCTATGACCGCGCGATCATCCTGCGGGCCGGCATCGTCGCCTGGTCCTACGAGGCCGAGGTCGACACCGAGGCGGTTGACGACCTGGACGAAGAGACGGCCGACTGGGCCTTCCGCGAGATCCTGAAGCCCGCGGTCCGCTCTGAGGAGGAGCGGACCGACCGCTTCTTTCCGGCTCCATAGGTTCCTTGACGGTGAGGACGATATCCGCCCGCCGGAAGAGTGGATGGTGGCAGTGGTCTGCGAGGCATTCGACTGCCTGCCGTCCGTGGCGCTGCGCGAGCTGGAAACGAACCCCTGGCCGCTGGTGCTGGACGTGATCGAGCTGCGCAGCTACGCCGACGCCCACCGCCAGGTCCGCCGGGCGAAGGACGCCAAGAACCCGCCGGAAGGACCCTGGGTCGACCTGGTGATGGACAACGTCGCGCGCGCTTTCATGGCACGGAAGAAGGGACTCGGGTAAGTGGCAGCCCAGAGCGACCTGCAAATAGTCATCCGCTGCATGGACTCGGCGAGTGGTCCGCTGAAGGGCATCGCCGCGTCCGTGCAGAGCGTTGGCAAGGCGGCCAGCGGGATCGGCGCGACACTGGGGGCCGGGCTCGGGCTAGCGGCCGGGATGGCGGGCTTCGCGGGGATTGCCGGGGTGCTGGGCAGCGCCAAGGGCGCCATGATCGACTTCAACGCGAGCATGGAGCAATCGCAAGTTGCGTTCACCACCATGCTCGGCTCGGGCGAAAAGGCGACGGCGTTCCTCGGCGACCTCCAGAAGTTCGCCGCCACCACGCCGTTTGAGTTCCCGGAGTTGCAGGACGCCGCGAAGCGGATGCTGGCGTTTGGGTTCCAGGCTAAGGACGTGATCCCGACCATGACCGCCGTGGGTGACAGCGTGGCGGCGCTGGGCGGCGGCAAGGAGATGATCAATCAGGTAACCCTGGCGCTCGGCCAGATGAAGGCGAAGGGCCGCGTCCAGGGCGACGAAATGCTCCAGTTGGCCGAGGCCGGCATCCCCGCCTGGGACATGCTGGCCAAGAAGTTGGGGACCGACATCCCGACGGCGATGGCCAAGGTGAGCAAGGGTGCGGTGTCGGCCGAAACCTTCCTGGATGCCTTCCGCACCGGGGCCGCCGAGCGGTTTGGCGGGATGATGGAGAAACAATCGCTGACTTTCAACGGGGCCATGTCGACGATCAACGACGTGCTCCGCATGACCACGGCCAATGCCTTCAAGCCGTTCTTCGAAATGATCTCGGCCGGGGCGCTGGCCCTCTCTACTTTCCTGCAATCGGACCAGTTCACAGCATGGTCTAACAACCTCGCTAGCGCGATGGGCCGAGTGGCGACCATCGTGAAGGCGCTCTGGGCCGCGTTCACGGTGGATAAGGGCGGCATCGGCATCGTCAAGGAGCAACTCGCGGGGTTGTTCGGGCCGGAGTTCGTCGAGTCGATTGACGGCTTCCTGGCGGCATTCATGAACGCCATCCCGAGGATTAAGGAGGTTTTCGCCGGCGTCATCGAGACGGTGCGCGGGTTCTTCGGGCTCTTCACCGGCGGGGCGACCCTGGCGAATATCCTGACGCTTGCCGATGGGCTGACGAAACTCTTCGGGCCGGATATCGCGGCGGCGATCCTGCAAACAGCCCTGACCATCAGCGACCAGGTCATCCCGGCTATCAAGGAATTCGGCACAACGGTCCTGACGGTGCTGGGCAACCTCGGGACGGCGGCGAAGATGGCGCTCGGGGGCGACTTCGCCGCCGCGCTCGACGTCGTCCTGTTGATGATCGAAGAGTTGACCCCGCGCATCGCCGACCAGGTGCAGCAGTGGGGGCAGGCATTCCTCGCCTGGGTCGAGCCGATGATCCCGCCGATGCTGGCGCAACTCGATGCTCTGGCGCAGCAGGCGCAAGCCTGGATTCAGGCGCAGGCCCCGGTGTGGGCGGCGCAACTGGTCGCTTGGGGGCAAGCGTTCGTTGAGTGGGTGGCGCCGATGATCCCGCCGGCGCTCGACGCCCTGGAGGGGCTGGCGCTCGCCATCAACGGCTGGATTGAGCAGCAGGAAGCACGGTTCGCGCAGACCCTGCTGGCGTGGGCACGGGCGTTCTCAACCTGGGTCGACCCTGCCATCCAGCAGGTGCCGGCCCAGCTCGCCAACCTGGCCGCCGACATCACGACCTGGATCGTCAACTCGGCCATCACCTTCGCCGCCGACCTGGCGGTGATGGCGATTAACTTCTATGCCTGGGTATCGAAAGAGGTCCTGCCCAACCTGCCGGGCGCGCTGGATCAGATCATGGCCGCCATCAGCGCCTGGATCGCAGGCGCAGGGCCGCAGGCTGGCGCCGAGGCGCAGTCCATCGGGGCCAGCCTGATCGACGGCCTGCGGGCCGGCATCATGGCCCGGATCGACTCCATCGCCGCGACTGGCGCGGCGGCGATCGAGCGCGTGCTGTCGGCGGCCAGGGCCGCCGCCGACTCCCACTCCCCCTCGATGGAGATGGCCAAGATCGGCGCCGACCTCGCGGCGGGCCTCGGCCTCGGCATCGAGAAGGACACCTTCAAGGCGGTCGACAGCACCAAGAAACTGGTCGACGCGATCATGGGCCTGGCCCGCAACCAGATGCAGTTCGCCGGCCGCGGTGCCGAGTTGTTCGGGCGGGCACTCGACCGCCTGGCCGACAGCGGGCGCCTGACCACCGAGAACATGCAGCGGCTCAAGCGGGCGACGGAGGATTACAACATCGTCGCCGGCACGGCCGCCAAGCAGGCCGAGGCGGTCGCGAGGGCCCAGAAGGCGATCGACATCAAGCGGCTGTTCGCGCGACCCGAAGAATTGGAGTTTGAGAAGCGGCGACTAGAGATCGACCAGGCCCGGCTCGACGTCGAGAAGGCGATGGCGCCGCTGCTCATCCAGCGGCGGCAGGCGGAAGAGAAGCTCGCCATCGCCCAGAAGGCGCTCGACGACGCCAAGCAGACCAAGAGCGAGCGGGACGACAAGGCGGCGCAGGCGGCCGTCGACGCGGCGCAGGACCAGGTCGACGCGATCAACGACCAGCTCAAGCCCTACGAACAGACGTTGCAGGCTATCAAGGACCGCGAGGACGCGCTCCGCCTGGAGGAGGAGCAGTTCAGGATCACGCAGCGGCAGGCGGAGCTCGGGCTGGAGGCCGAATTGGAGTTTCAGAAGCGGCTCCAGGCGGTGTTCGAGGCCCAGCGGGACGAAGCGCAAAAAGCAGTTGAGCAGGTGGGCGAGCTCAACGACGCCATCCAGCGGCTGCCGGACAGCAAGACCATTCACATCAACGTTGAGACCAGCGGCGACATCCCGAGCTTCGCCAAGGGCGGCGTCATGCCGTACACCGGCCTGGCGCTGGTGCACGCTGGTGAGCGGATCATCCCGAATGGCGGCGCGCAGTACGGCGGGCGGTCCGGCGACGGCAACCTGATCGTCAACTTGACCGTCCAGGGCAGCGTGGTCACCGAGCAGGACCTCGTCCGCACCGTCAGCGACGGCCTGATCGCCATGCAGCGTCGCGGCAGCGGGGCGCTGGTGTCCTAATGTCGCTTCTCTTGCTCTTCGGCGGGGGCGACACCGCCGGTGCGCAGTTCCCCGGCGCGGCCGTCCGGGTGGTACTGGAGATCGCCTTCGCCACTAACCCCGGCGTCGCGGAGCCCGCCTGGGTGGACGTGACGGCCTACCTCTACGGCTTCGAGATCAGGCGCGGACGCCAGCACGAACTGGACCGCGTCGAGGCCGGGACCATGACGGTGGTGCTGAAGAACGACGATCGCCGCTTCGACCCGACCTACACCACCGGCCCCTACTACCCGAACGTCCGCCCGCTGAACATGATCCGCCTGTCGGCCGTCTACAGCGGCGTGACCTACCGGCTGTTCACCGGCATGGTGGAGAACTGGCCTCAAGAATGGCAGAAGAATCTCGGCAAGGTCCAGCTCACCGCCGTCGACGGCTTCAAAGCGTTCCAGCTCAAGCAGCTCAACACGAGCTTCGCCGCTCAGCGCTCCGACGTGCGGATCGGGGCGGTGCTCGACGCGGTCGGCTGGCCCAGCAGCGGGCGGAGCCTCGCCACCGGGCAGAGCACGTTCCAGGCAGCGACGGCGCTTGTCGGCGTGGCCGCGCTCGACCACATCCAGGCAGCCGTGCTGAGCGAGAACGGCCGCGGCTTCATGAGCGGCGGCGGCGCGTTCACCTTCATCGACCGTCACGCGCCCTACGCCTCGACGGCGAGCCTGGCGACCTTCGGCCCGGACCCTGGGGACCTGCCCTATCGTGACGCGGTGCTCGAGCTCTCCGACGGCCGCATCTGGAACGAGACGCGGGTTACCCGCCAGAACGGGACCGAGCAGGTTGCGGCCGACACCGCCACCAGCCAGAAGCGCTACTTCCCGCGGACGCTCGCCCGCTCCGGGCTGCTGCTCGACGGCGATCGTGAAGCCGAGCAAGCCGCCGGCTTCCTACTTTCAAACTACAAGGAGCCCTCCCTGCGCGTGGCCAGTCTGTCGGCGCTGCCGCTTCAGGACGTCGCGCTCTGGCCGCAGGCGCTCGGCCGCGAACTGGGCGACCGGGTGACGGTCAAGGTTCGGCCGGGCGCCGCGACGGAGACGATCAGCCAGCAGGGATTCGTGGAAGGGATCGAGCACGGCGCCGGGCCGAACGGCCGCTGGCAGGTGACCTGGCGCCTATCGGCCGAGGGCGTCGCCTACAGCGTCGGTAGCCCGATCATCCTGGACGACCCCAGCTCCGCGGCGAACGCGCTCGATACCACCGGGCTCCTGGTCTACTGATGGGCTGGCGGACCCCTCGGACCTGGGCGGCCGGTCAGCTAATGCGGGCGCATTGGCTCAACGAGGAGTTGCTCGACAACCTCCTGACGCTGCGCGGCCTGAACGGCTACGGTGTGCAGCTCGGGCTCGACGAAGACCAGAGCATTCCGAGTGGCGAGACGACGCCGATCGGCTGGGCGCTGGCGCTCTGGCAGCTCGGGACGCTCTGGACCAGCGGCAGCGCCATCACCATCCCGATTGACGGCTACTGGAGCCTCCGGGCGGTGGTCAACTTCGCGGCCGATCCGGACGGTATGCGCCGCATCGGCTACAGCCTGAACGGCCGCAAGGTCCCCCAGTCATCGGTCCTGGCCGTGACCGACGTCGATAAGTCGACCATCCTGAGCTTCCGGCAGACCGTCGCGCTGAGCGCCGGCGACGTGGTCGAGATCACCGCCTATCAGACATCGGGGGAGGAGTTGCGAGTCTTCCTCGGCTCGCAAACGCGCTCGCTCACCCGCGCCACCATCCACCTGGTCGGGACAATCTGATGGCTTACACGAGCCCCCGAACCTGGACCACCGGCGCAACCGGCACGCTGTTGAACGCCTCGGCGCTCAACACGGACATCCGCGACAACATGGCCAGCCTGCGCGGGTTGAACGACGCCGCCTGCCGCCTCTACCTGACCGCTGACACCGGCATCAGCAACGCCGCCGACACCGCCGTGACCTGGCAGGCCTCGGCCTACAACGTTGGCGGCATGTGGTCCAGCGGCACCAACCCGACGCGCGTCACCGTGCCGACCACCGGCTATTACGAGCTGAACGCGCTGCTGGCCTACCACTTCAACTCAGGCGGAGGCAGCCGCCGGGTGAGCTACCGGGTGAACGGCGGGACCGTGACCCGCCTCGCGGTCCGGCAGGCCACTGACGAGGGGCAGACCTACGCCTTTGGGTCGGATGTCATCAACCTCACAGCCGGCGACTACCTCGAAATCCTGGCATTCCAGGACTCGACGGCCACCGTCAAGATCGACAGCGGCCCGGCCGGCTCGACGTTGACGGTCCGCCTGCTCGGCGACGCCAACGCCGCGACGTGGACCGCGCCGACGACCTACCAGCTCTCGGCCGGACTCACCGCGGCCGGGCTGAACACGGACCTCCGTGACAACGTCCTGACCCTTCGGGGGATGCAGGGCTACGCGCTCAAGCTCTCCATGACCGCCAACCTGTCGGTTGCCAACGGCAACGGCGTCAGGCCGACCTGGAACAACGCCATTTTCAGCATCGGCAGCGGAATGTGGTCGAGCGCCGTGAGCGCATCCGAGGTGACGGTGCCGATTACCGGCTACTGGGAGACCTGGGGCCGGGCCACGTGGGCGCTGAACAGCAGCGGCCGGCGGGGCGTGCGCGTTGCCCTCCAGGGCTCGGCAACCGGCGACACCCTGGAGCAAGACATGGTCGGTCCCGTGACCGCGACCGGCAACACGGTTGGATTCTCTGACCTGCTGTACCTGTCGAGCGGCACGAAGCTCATGCTCGACGTGATTCAGGAATGCGGCGCCGCGTTGAATCTGATCGGCGGCACGACCGGCTCGGTGTTCGGTGTTCGGTTGGTGGGGACAACGGGATGATCCGCGAGCGCGAAGACATGCTCGGCCAGCCAGATGACCCGTTCCGTGCAGCAGGCCGCGAGCTTGCCGTCGAGATACGCGGCGTAGGACTCGGCGAAGTCTTCCGACGGCGTCCGGTTGGCGTAGTCGCTGACCATCTCCGTCGTAGACTTGCCGAGCGGCCAGAGATCGAGCATCCAGCGCTTGATGAGCGCGCCGTCCGCCTGCCACGAGACGATATGGCCGACTTCGTGCCAGAGGGTCCAAGGGGCTGGGCGGGCTGGCAACAAGATGCTGAAGTCGTCGAGTGCCTTGCCGTTGCGCTCGGCGGTGATGCCGACCGCGAGCACCAATCGCCAGTGGGCCGCAGGGACGCGCCCGGCGGCTGCGACATACCGCTGAACGCGCGAATCGCAGTCCAGCACCGGAACCTCGATCAGCCGACAGGGGTCCGGTTCATCGGCCCAGGCCGGAGAGACTGTCAGGACAGCAACGAGCGAGACGAGCAGGGCGAGCGACAAGCGCACGGGACACCTCCGCCGTCAGTGTACGCCTC